GTGGTGCATGGGAACGGGAAAGTTAGTTTGCGTGATAATGAATTGTACAAAAAGGGTGACACGATAAATTCAAAAGGCGATGAACCGAGCACGACCAATCAGACAAAACTCAAGGAAATTAAAGATAGGTTGATCAAAGCGGACCAATGTTCAATAAGGTTTCCCATCCCTTTGAACTTCTTATCCCAATGCATCTATTTTAAAATGGAAATTGATAGGTCTGTCCGATGCTTTGGCCCTTTCGGTGAGATAAAAAAAAATGAAGGTTATGGCGAGCCATGCCCGCTTGGACCACATAAAGAATGGACTTTCGCCCTAACAGTTTGGGAAAGAGCATCAGAAGAATTGAACAACTATCGAAATAATTTGGAATCTCGTATTTTATCCGACACCGCCAAGCTAATCAAAGTCATTGAGGTTTATGAAAATGCATTCGAAGAAATGGCGGCAAATTTATGTGATTCTCAAAGCGATGAAAACCCGTGTTCGCAAATGTGGTATCAAGACTGCATTGATGAAGCCCGCGCAGAAGCAAACCGAATTGCTGGAGGTGAACAATGAACAAAGAACAAGCAATTGAATGGCTAAAGGAGTTTATTTTTGAAATTGATTCCCAAGACAATAGAGCCACAGCAAAGCCAATTCAATTTCTATTGCAACAAAAGAAAATCTATGTTGCGCATGATGATTATACTTTTAATTCCAAGACTGTTTATCATCACCACTGTATGGAAGACGAAAGCTGTGAAACATATAACGATGCGATTGAAAAACTAAAAAACTATGGATACGAAGGCGACGAGTTGGACAGTGAAATCAAAAATATCGAAAAACTTCAAATCTGCCACTATTGGGAAACGATACAATCATTTTTCACGGAGAAAGGTGTTAAACGACATGTTGAATTAAATGGCCACAATCTTGGCGAATATCGAAGTTATGTTGTCCATTCATTTAGAAACCCGGAAATTAAATGTTTATTCGAGGCTATTAGAGTGATGATTGACCTTGAGGACCCTTGCAAAGGATGACAATTTGGGTCGGATATGAAAGACCAAAAGATTTCCCCGGCATAATTCTGGTCGCTCGAAAATGGCAGATTGAAAAAGGAAAGTCTTTGCCCACTGAACAAACTTTGATTTTTGAATCAATTGGACAGGCCCATGAATATTTTGAAACAATGGGCCTGGTGTTTGTCGTGAGATCTGCCTTGGATGATGATTGTATCTTGGGAAGCTGGCTTTGAAGTGGCTTGACTTTAACTTCCTTAAAACATAATTTAAAAACAAATTAAAACCATTAAAGACAGGGGTAGACATGAATTGCGGCGCAATTGTGAGCGTTTTCTTTTTATTTTTTTCGATCAATTCTCATGGTGCAGAAATATCATATCGATCGGGCATAGCACTGGCCAAATCTTTAGAATCGACCTACCGACATAAATATGAAATTGTGGAAGCTGGTGAATTGTTTCTCGCTTCAAAAGATGTCTTTGGCGACTCTATTGGGAAAATGGAATGGGCAGTGCTTGAAAAACATTTACTTAATTATTTGAGAATTCATGATGATCCGAAAATTTGGGAGCGTGAAAGACTTTTAGAATTTGGATATCCATCGCACTTGCCGACAATCAAATCTTTTTTAGCAAGTTCTCACGGAGTTTCATTCCAATCTCTGCCAGAAAAAGATATTGCGCATGAAGTCAGATCAGCGTTAAACAAAACAGAGGCGACATTCAAAGATTATTGGAAGAAATCCCAAGGCCTAAATAGGCATCAATATAAAAGTTTGATTTTCTGGGAGCACTATCTCGATATCTTGGCCACAAGATTATCAGCAGACCGAGCGAAGGAATTAGATTTCAAATATCAATTATACAGTGGCACCGAGTGGATGGCTCGAATTAATGGAACTAAGTATGCCGATGAGTTGGCGGATCGGATGGAAGCCTTGAAAGACTTTGAAAAGAGATATTTTCATTTCGTGAGGCAAACGAGATGCTCACGACATTTAGGCGACATTCAATGATAAAACAAATACTAGCGTGGACTGTGGCAATCCCTTTCATTATAGGTGTTCTTGTCGTGTTAATACCTGCCTTTTTTGTTGCGTGGGCATTCTGCTGGATTCTTGATACATGCAAAATTCCATGTCCAGGACATGATAAAAAACAAAGTTAGGATTATTTTGAAGCCTTTAAAATTGTTTGCTGCGATGGCAAGAAATGATGATGGAAGCTATCATATTGTAGGGCTTATGCATTCCGATTTAGGCCATTTGCCAGTCGTTAATAGCAAGAGAGAAGTTGTGGAAACGTGTTTTAAAATGATTGAACAAACTATAAGGGAAAAAACAAAGATTGTAGAATTCACTTCAAATGAGGACTTTGATGTCGAAAAAGACTGATGTCATTCATCCAAAAATTCAAGACGCATCAATTTGGACAATTCACGACAGGCCATTGCAAGACGTCAATGGGGAATTTGTGGCTAGAAAATTAGTTCTAAGGTGCAATCGATTTATAGCGACAAATGTTTGCCTAAAAAGCCCTCATTTGTCTCTCTTAAGGGAGCATTTTCAGAAAATGGGATTAGGTCGATACGAGAGATTAGAGCAAGACGAGAAAACTATCATTGAGACTTGGATGTGAGCCGATTGGAGCGAAAATTGGAAGATCTGGAGAATATTAAAAAATTAAAAAAAGCTATCGAAGAACTAAATGATTTAGAAAAATTGGATTTTGTATTTGCAGTTTTTACAAAGCTAGGCCTTGAATTGCCGAGTGAGTTTCGTAAATCAAAACCCAAATTATGGGACACAGCTTTTTGCCCTTGTGGTGGGGTTATTTTTGCCGATACGGAAAATTGCACAGTCCCAGTCTGCATCGAATGCGCGATAGAAATTTCAAAGGCGTATAATGGGAAATGATCCAATTCTCGAAATGTTTACTCTCTATGAGAAACCTTCGGACTATCCAAATGATTATATAGTTAGAAAATGGGAAATATTCGCAGGAAAAGACCCGAAGCCTTGTCATATTGTCTCTAAATTCGAAGCGGACGACAGAGCGTCAGCGATTTCCTATGTGAATCGATTGTTCGAAAATCACAAAGTGCTTTTGCCAAGATCGGAAGCGGATGATGCAATTGTGGTTGGGACTTGGATTTAAAACTAAACGAGTTTTTGCTCTATTTTATCAATCGATTGCTTGATGATTTCAGTTAGCATTTTGCCCAACTGCCTTTTCGTTTGGCACTGGATCAAATCATACTTTCTCTTGTGATCCTCTGAAATCCAAAACGTGACCGGAAGTCTGGTTTCTTTTTTTAGACCATTGTCTGGATTTAAGTCCAATTTGTTCAAAATATTATCGATTGAATCACTCATATTCCAATCATGGAAATCAAAAATTAAAAAGTCAAATACAATTAAATTAAAATAAAGTTAAAAGTTGAGTAAAGGTTTTTGATGCGTACCCTTGAACAAATAGGGGTACAGCAATGATTGAAGTGAAGTGTCAATTTAAAGAAATGGTCGATCCGACTTCTCTTGTCCCGAATCCTAAGAACCCAAACAAGCATAGCGACAAACAAATAGACCTTTTAAAAAGGCTTATAGAACATCAAGGTTGGCGTCATCCTATTATCGTTAGCAATAGATCAGGATTCATCTGCGCAGGGCATGGCAGACTGCAGGCCGCTCTAAAAATGGGCGCTGAACAAGTGCCAGTAGATTATCAAGACTTTGAAAATGAAGCCGAAGAATATCAATTCATGGTCTCTGACAACACAATCCAAGAATTGGCAGAACTCGACCTTGCAATGGTCAGTCAAGACGTTTTGGACTTCGGTCCTGATTTTGATCTTGAAATGCTGGCTTTGCCTGATTTTAAAATAGATTTGAATGGAAAAGACATTGAAATAAAAGAAAAAGAATTAGACGAAAACATAATGACAGATAAGGAATGCCCTAGCTGTGGATATAAATGGTGAGCCGACAGTAATTTCGACTTTCTGTGGCACTGGCGGAAGTTCATTAGGTTACAAGTGGGCTGGATTTCACGAGCTTTTAGCAGTCGATTTTGATGATCATGCAGTCGAGTGTTTCAAGGCAAACTTCCCAGAGGTTCCTGTTTGGCATCGATCAGTTACCGAGATTTCTGGAAAAGAAATCATGGATTTTTGCAAAATCAAGTGGGGGGAACTAGACGTTTTTGACGGTTCGCCACCGTGCCAAGGATTTTCAACTGCGGGGAAACGACAAGTCAGCGATCCAAGAAATGATCTTTTTATGCATTATTGTCGGTTGATACATGAGCTAGGTCCTAAAGTGTTCGTAATGGAAAATGTAACTGGCATGGCTAAGGGTACTTTCAAAGGAAAGTTTATTGAGATAATGCAGACACTTAAAGGAATGAATTATGAGGTCAAATGCAAGCAAATGAACTCTATGTATTATGGAGTTCCGCAATCGAGAGAGAGATTGATTTTTATAGGCGTACGGAAGGATTTGAAGAAAATTCCAGTTTATCCTAAAGCTTCGAAAGAAATCATTAGCGTGAGGCATGCGCTTAAGAACGTCCAAAACAAGGATTTTTGTGAAACAGACTACAAAAAACATAAACGGAAACAATTTGTTCTGTATGACTTGATTCGAAAAATAAAGCCAGGCGAAAACGCAAGTAAATATATCCATGGTGGTTTTGGTATTATAAGGCTAGACTGGAATAAGCCAAGCCCAACAATTACAAAGACATTCCCTGGTTGTAATGTAAATTTCATTCATCCAATTGAACATAGAAATATAACTATTCAAGAGGCTTTAGTTTTATCTTCATTTCCTAATGAATGGGTTATGAGTGGGACCTTTCGAGACCAATGGGCACGAATAGGAAACGCAGTAATGCCTAAATTTATGCAAGCGATCGCCGAAACTATAAAAACAGAAATCCTATGTATTGAAGGCGAAATAAAACAATGAGTAAAACTCGAAAGACAAAACAAAAGAAATTATAAATGGCTAGGATAAAAATGAGGCTTGCAAAATGAAAAAACAAAATAAACAGCCAAAGAAAAACGGAAGGCCTCTCAAAGAAATAGACATGGAACAACTGGCCGCGTTTTGTCGATTGAAACCGTCAAAGTCTGATTGTGCTGCGTTTTTTAAATGCACCGAGAGGACTATTGATCGGGTTATTGAAAAGCATACTGGACTAACTTTTGGCGCATTTCGTCAACAAAACCTTGTCCACACTAGATTTGATCTAATTAGAAAAGCAATTCGCAAGGCTGAGCATAGTGATACCATGCATATTTTTTGTCTTAAGAATCTTTGTGATTGGAGCGACAAACTTAAAACAGAAAATGAGCATTTAATTGCTCCGATTGAATCTCAAGATGATGAAACGCTTGAGGCAAGATTGAAAATATTAGAAGAAAAACGAAATAAAATAAAACAATTAACATCGATGAGTTAAAAAAATGTGCAGATTTGAATATGTGAAATACGATGCGAATGCCAAGAAAGATCAGGAAGAGTTTAAGCTCAATGTGGAATCACTTGAAACTAAAATTGATACTATAGGATACAGGCTTGGACGAGTAGAACACCGAAAGGGACCTGCACGAGCCAAAGCCTTAGCATTGACGGCACTTGAGGAATGTTACATGTGGATCGGCAAAGCCATTCGTGACGATCAAATCGCAAGAAATGGTTCAGCTACTTTGCAAGAAGAACGTGAGGATTGCTAGTGAATGACTCCTGCTGAGAAACTAGAATATTTGCGCATTCTGGAAGAACTTGAACGCAGAAATAAGTATCGATTGATTGACAGTTATTATCCAGACAAAGGACCTTTAAGGCGAGAGCTATACAAAAAGCATCTTGAGTTTTTCGCAGTTGGAAATGAATACGATGAAAGATTGATTCTCGCCGCGAACAGGATTGGAAAATGTATTTCAGGAGATACCAAGATAGATTCACCTTTTGGTGAAGCAAAAGAAGTCCAAAACATTAAAGGCAAACATTGGGTTTGGGCTTGGAATGGTACTGAGAAAATTCCAGTTTTAGCGGATCAACCATTTTCTAAGAACCCTGAAATGGTTTATCGGGTTTGGCTTGAAAACGGCCAGTTTGTAGATTGCGCTGCGGAACACCGATTCCTGAGCGAATTTGGTTGGATCTTTTTATCGAGCCTTTTTTCATCCGTTCCAGCCCTTCCGCAGTCCAATTTGGACGTTTGCCTTTTCGATTCGTTCGATGCTGTTTTGCATTTTTTTGACAAACAGCCAAAATGTTCTTTCGACCTTGATTCGTCCATTGAGGGCATTTTCCTTTCAGAGAATGTTTTAGGTGCTCACTATTTGAAGAAAACACTTCAAGATTTTCCGGGCGATTGTCGTCGGGAATATCGTTTATATGATGAACAACTTCAGTCTTATCCAAATATCTCCCAAGCTTTTTTTCCATCACAAGACGATGCTCTGAAACATAGCCAGACGCTGTTGCATTCGGATGTTGTGGGTTATAGATATAAACATAGCCCTTCACCTTTCGCCTTCCCCCCTTCCAACCAGTGTGAAGGTGCCCGCTTCGTGGACCACTTCTCTGCGTCTGCAAATTCAATTTTTTGCAATTTCGACCGACAGTATCTCGTGAGACGCCGAGGATCGATGCCGTTTTCCACTGCGTCAAACATTGATCCTCAATCAAATCACGAAGTTTTTTTTCATCAAGATAGATCTTCTTTGGCATTAATTTCTCCCAATGGTAAGAGTAACATGATTGTATGCTACCAGCCAATTGGAGTTCAACCAATTTGGGATTTTCATGTTCCAATTTACAATAATTATTGCACTGCCGGGATGGTTCATCACAACACCGAAGCAATCGGCGGCTATGAGCTAACTTGTCATTTAACTGGAATTTATCCTAAATGGTGGCCAGGACGAAAGTTTAACCGACCGATTGAAGCATGGGCATGTGGCAAAACTGGACAAACTGTCAGAGATATCATTCAAAAGAAATTGCTCGGCCCTTCGAATGACATTGGCACTGGTCTTTTGAAGCCAGAATTTATATTAGACACGACTCCAAGACGTGGAGTGCCAGAATCAATCGACACGGTTAAAGTGAAGCATATTTACGGCGGTATAAGTGAATTAGGTTTTAAGTCTTATGATCAAAAACGACAGTCATTTGAAGGCACTAAAAAAGATGTTGTCTGGTTGGATGAGGAAAGTCCTCTCGACATTTACACCGAATGTTTACTTCGAACTACTGACACAAGCGGGCTTAATCTAGGCAATGGAATGATCTTATTTACTTTCACTCCTCTCTTGGGATTGAGTGAAGTTGTCCTGCAGTTTTTGCCAGGCGGTGAGATAAATGAAATCAAAAGCGGTTCAAAATGCGTGATCATGGCATCATGGGATGATGTCCCGCATTTGACTGAAGAAGTGAAAGCCAAAATGATGGCATCGATCCCTGCATTTCAAAGAGATGCAAGATCGAAAGGCATCCCTCAACTTGGATCAGGTGCTATTTATCCAGTACCGGAATCAGATATTGTTGTCCCAGACTTTCCATTGCCTAAACATTGGCCTCGCGGTTACTCGCTAGACGTTGGTTGGAATAGAACAAGTGCAGGATTTCATGCCTATGACCGAGAAAATGACGTGATTTATCGCTATAGCGAACATTATCGAGGGCAAGCCGAGCCATCGCTTCATGCCGAAGCTATTAAGTCTCGAGGTACTTGGTTGAAAGGTGTTTGTGATCCTGCAGCGAGAGGGAGAAGTCAGGCAGACGGCCAACAATTGCTCCAGACCTATATTGACCTAGGCCTTGATTTAGACGTGGCATTCAATGGAGTTGAGTCAGGTATTTATGAAATGTGGCAGAGACTTTCAACTGGTAGGTACAAGGTTTTTGCAAGCTGTACAAATTGGATTTCTGAATATCGGATCTATAGACGAGATGAGAAAGGTCGAGTCGTGAAAGGCAATGATCATGCTCAGGATGACGCACGGTATTATGTGATGAGTGGACTTGATAGGTTAACTCTAGAACCTCAACCAGAAAATCAACAAAGAAAATTTGTGCAGCACGGGTCCCATTCGGACGGATGGATGACATAGATAAAACTAAATTAAACATTTATTTAAAATTGATTTTATTAAAATAAAGTCAATCATGGTCATAATGAAAGACCAATCAGAGAAAACAGAAAACCAAAAAGTAGACAAGAAGTCATCAAAAAAACGTGCTGAGGACATTATTGCGACCGCCAAAAAGCGTTTTTCGATGGCGGAAGCGGCGGAAGCTGATATTAGGCGCGATGCATACAATGATTTGACGTTTCGATCCGGTGAGCAATGGCCTGATGATGTCAGGGCTGAGAGATCGGCTGACCAAAGACCTTGCTTAACGATCAATCGCATCCCTCAGTTTGTCCGGCAAGTCACTAATGATCAGAGACAAAATCGACCTGCTATAAAAATTCATCCAGTTGATGATGAGGCAGATGTCGAAACGGCAAAAATTTACCAAGGTTTGATCAAGCATATTGAAAGCAATTCGAATGCTGATACTGCCTATGACACAGCGTTTGAAGGTGCAGCGGTTAAGGGCTTTGGATATTTTTATATAACGACTGATTGGGTTGATCCACACTCGTTTGATCAAGAAATTCTAGTCAAACGTATTCGGAATTCATTTACTGTTTACATAGATCCTGCTTCAAAAGAAATTGACGGCTCTGACATGAATTGGGGTTTTATTTTTGAAAACATTTTGAAAGATGATTTCAAAGCAGAATATCCCGAGTCAGAGTTATGCAGCTTGGACGGTTGGTCCTCAATTGGCGATGACCAACAAGATTGGATCGATGAAGAAACAATCAGAGTCGCTCAATACTGGTATCGCGACTATAAATCTGTCAAAATTGTTTTGCTAAGCAATGGCGTGACAATTGAAAAAGCCGATCTTGACGAATTGTATCCCGATGGATTGCCGGACGAATTAAAAATTGTAACTGAGAGAGAATCAAAAGTTCCATACATCAAATGCTGCACAATCAATGGAGTTGAGATTCTTGAGGAAATTGATTGGCCAGGGAAATATATCCCGATTGTACCCGTTTTCGGTGACGAATTAGACATTGATGGCAAAAGAATCCTTGAGGGCATTGTTCGTCATGCAAAAGATCCTCAAAGAATGCTCAACTATTGGAAAAGCACGGAGACTGAAACAATAGCATTGGCACCACGAGCGCCTTTCATTGTAGCTGAAGGTCAAATCCCGAAAGAATATGAATACATTTGGAAAACTGCCAATCGAAAAAATCATGCATATTTGCCCTACAAGCCAACAAGTATTTCAGGCCAGCCAGTAGCACCTCCTCAAAGGAATTCCTTTGAACCTGCAGTCGGTGCAATAACGAATGCGACAATGCAAGCTGCTGATGATTTGAAATCAACTACTGGCATCTATGACGCTTCACTCGGTGGGCGTTCAAACGAAACCTCAGGCATTGCTATTCAAAGACGAAATATGCAATCCCAGACTAGCAATTTTCATTTGATTGATAATTTAAACAGGTCAATCAAACATGCCGGACGAATTATAGTTGATTTGATTCCACATATTTATGACGCTCCTAGAACTGCTGTTATCATTGGCGAAACTGGAGAAAAAGAAGTCATTCGAATCAACCAAGAATTCCAAAAGAATGGCAAGACGACTAAATACAGCTTAGGTGTTGGAAAATATGACGTCACGGTTGAGGCCGGACCTTCCTATGCGACAAAACGCTTGGAAGCTGCAAGTTCAATGGAGCAATTAACTCGCGCCTATCCTCAAATCATGCAGGTCGCAGGTGATCTCATGGTTAAAAATATGGATTGGCCTGGAGCTTCAGAAATTGCAGAACGGCTCAAAAAAACATTGCCGCCTAATTTGTTAGACAATGCAGAAAATGGCGAAATAAATCCAGAGCAAATCAAAGGTCAAATGGATCAAATGAATCAGACGATCCAACAGTTGACTCAAGCTTTGGAACAAGCCAATGCGGTGATTGATCAAAAGAAAATAGAAATCGAATCAGACGAGCGCATTGCATTCGCCAAAATGGAAACTGACTTAAGAAAAGAAATGATGAAACAATCCGACGTCAATGCTTTGAATGAAGTTTATGGTCAGATAAATGACATCAAGGCACGCTTGCAATTGCTTGATATTCACAAGCCATTCGACGCCGGAAACCCAATGATGAATCTAGATATGAATGGCTCTGGCTTTCAACAAGCTGGACTGCCTAATGGATTTAATAACCAATCTACTGGTGGAATTTCACCAGGCCAACCCATGGGAGAATTTTAGTCCATGTCTATAACAGTCATTTCAAATTCCGATTCTAAATCAACCGAAGCTGTGGACGGCAATCTTGCTGATTTGGCTTCAAAAAAAGAATCAGAGGATGAAATAAATGAATCCGCGTCATCTGAAGTGGATGACGAAAACAAAGACGAATCGGAAACGTCTGAACCCGAGGAAAATGAGTCTGAAGAAAACGAAAAACATATTGAAAAACCTAAAAAGCAAGGTGGTTTCCAGCGGCGAATTAATAAGCTGAATGCGAAATTGTCGGCAAAAGAACAGGAAGCGGATTATTGGCGACAGGAGGCTGAGAAAGCCAAAGGTCAGTCGGTTCCAAATCAAAAAAAGGTCAATCAATATGACGAATCAATCAGTGCAAAACCGAAGTCGGATGATTTTGAAAGTCATGAGGAGTACATTGACGCATTAACTGATTGGAAAATGGAAGCAAAAATATCAGACTATGAAAACAAAAAGCGAGTCGAACTTGCAAGAAATGAAGTTCAAACGAAAGTTAAAACTCATGCCGAGCGAGTCAAAGCCTTTGTTTCAAAACATGATGATTTCCATGATTTAATGGAGGAAGTTGATGACGTCAAAGTCTCCGGTGCAGTTCAAGAAATCATTTTAGATTCGGAAAATGGTCCCGCCCTTATGTATGAACTTGCAAAAAACAGAGACGAATTTGAGCGCATTTGCGCAATGACGCCTCTCAAAGCTGCAAAAGCACTAGGACAATTCGAAGCAAAACTCATTTCCTCAAAAGATAAAAAAGAAACAATCAAACACTCGAAGGCTCCAACTCCTCCGACGCCAATTAGAAGCCAGTCGAAAAAAGCCACGGCTAAATCGATCTATGACAGAGATATCAGTCAGGCAGAATATGAAGCGCTGAGGAGAAAACAGCTTTCAAAATAAATTAGGAGTTCAAAATGTCAAATTCATTGCTCACAGATGACATCATCACAAAAGAAACCATGATGTCTTTGAAAAATCAGTTAGTATTTACCAAAAGCTGCAACATGCAGTACAGCGACAATTTTGCCCAAACAGGTGCAAAAAAAGGTGCCACAATTAACGTGCGAAAACCAACACGCTATGAAGTGACTGAAGGTGCATCACTTACCATTCAAGATAGCCAAGACCAATCCGAAGCTTTGACACTTGATAAACATTATCATGTCGGCATGGCTTTCTCAGAAAAAGATAGAACCCTTTCAATCGATAGATTTAGAGAAAGATATATTGAACCTGCTACTATTGCATTGGCCAATAAAATTGATTCTCAGTTTTTTACCGATATGTATTCTCAAGTTTTTAGTGCAGTTGGTGTCCCAAGTGCTAGTGCATTTCCTTCGACTCTTAAAGGTTTTACAAATGCAAAAGCGGTTTGTGCAAGTCTTGGCGCTCCAAAAGGTATTTACAATGCGATTGTAGATCCATTGGTTGAAGCATCTCTAGTCAATGGTCTTAGTGGGTTGTTCCAATCATCCGAAAAGATTGCAAAGCAATATGAGGATGGAGTGATGGGATTGGCCGCTGGGTGCAAATTCATGATGAGCCAAAACGTGCCAAAGCACACTAGCGGAAACGTCGCTGGGACTGCAGCAATTGACACGACTGTCAGTGCCAATGGAACTGCGACTCTCCACATCGATGGACTGACTGGTGTTATTGCGACAGTTTACAAAAAAGGTGACGTCATCACTATTGCTACAGTCTATGCAGTGAACCCACAAACCAAAGTCAGCACTGGTCAACTCAAGCAATTTGTTGTCACCGCTGATACTGGGACTTCAACTTCCGGTGAGATTGCATCTTTGCCAATTTCCCCAGCCATTTATTTGTCTGGACCTTTGCAAAACGTGGATTCTGCACCTGCTGACGGTGATGCAGTAACTTTGTTCGGTCACGCAACATCATATGCTGGTGTCGTGGCACCTCAAAACATGGTTTTCCATAAAGATGCTTTCGTTTTTGGATCTGCTGACTTTGAACTTCCGAGTGAAGGAGTTAAAGCAAGCCGAGCCGTTGACAAAGATGCAGGATTGTCACTCACAATGACTTCTCAATTTGACATTGTGAATTATAGAAATATCACTCGACTGGACTTTTTAGGCGGATGGAAATGCGTCTATCCTGAATTGGCTTGTCGTGTTGTCGGTCAACCTGCTTAGTCAAAAAAAGCGACTCGCTTTCTTAGTGAGTCGCTTTTGAATAGTACGTTAAAAAATTTAAACAGGAGTTTATAAAATGAATACAGCTACAACTTCAAACGAAACACAAACGCCAAAAAGTGCTGACGGTTATGCAGTCGGCCAATCATCTAGTGATTTAGTCGGGTTTTATGGTGCAACACCTATTGCTCAACCGAGTGGATCAGCGCAAGCCGCGGTCACAGATGCTAGTGGAGGCACTGCTGCACCTACAAATGGAATTCTGACTCTCACAGGCACCTATAACAGTGCGATCTTAGGAAATGCAATTGCGACATTAGCAGCACAAGGAAATGCATTGAGAAATGCGCTTGTGAGCCTTGGCATTCTTGCAGGATCTTAAGACTTATGAAAATATTGGTGTCCATTCCAACTTATGACGGAAAACTTCAAACGGAAGTCGTTAGATGCTTGTTAAACGAGCAGCTTTTAGCCGTTCAAAATGGAGTGGACATTCAATTTCGGTTTTTATCAAATTGTAGTCATGCGGCGATGGGAAGAAATCAATTGGCATCTGATTTTATGAATTCCGATTGCGATAAAATGTTTTTTCTCGATTCAGATATCAGTTTTGAACCTGGATCTATTGTGAAACTCTCTCTTTTCAATGTGGATATCGTGGGTGGCGCTTATCGCTACAAGTTTGAAGCTGAGAATTATCCGATTGGGTGGCTTGATAAAAAAGAATTGTGGTCCAATGACAAGGGATTAATCGAAGTCAAAAGTCTGCCTGGTGGATTTTTATGTATATCAAGAAAAGTATTTGAAGCATTTCAAGAGGCATTTCCAACCAGAGGTTATGCTCATTTCGGTAAAGAGTCGTTTGGATATTTCCAAATGCGCTTTGAGGATGGAATGCTTTGGGGAGAAGATAGTTATTTTTGCAAAGAATGGGCAGACCTTGGCGGTAAAGTTTATTTGTATCCAGAAATAGAATTAACTCACTGGGATTTTAATAGACCTTTTAAAGGTCACATTGGAAATTGGTTGAGAGCCAGAAATGAGGAGTCATGTCCACAGTCAGTGATTTAATTAAAGGATCTCTGCGATTATTTGGAGCGATTGCCCAAGGTGAAACTCCAAGTTCAAATGCATCCGCCGATGCACTTTCTATTTTAAATGAAATGCTTGATTCATGGTCAAATGATGGGTTGATTCTTTTTGACAGAACAATCGAAACATTTTCTTTGGTCGCATCAACTTCCAGTTACACAATTGGATCAGGTGCGACATTTAACACTGCAAGACCAATTCGATTGATTCAAGCAAATGTAAAGCAGTCAGGCGATACCAGTGAATTTCCTATTCGCATTTTGAACTCTGACGAATATTCAAGAATCATTGACAAGACAATTCAGTCAGATTTGCCATTGAGCATCTACTACAATGACACTTTTCCGACTGGGACAATTTACGTTTGGCCAGTTCCAAGTGCTACTGCAAGTTTGATTCTTTATTCTGACAAACCATTATCTAATTTCTCATTGATTGCAGACACCGTTTCTTTGCCTCCTGGATATAAGGAAGCCATGCGCTACAATTTAGCGGTGAGACTAGCCCCAGAATATGGTCGTCCAGTATCTCAAGATATCGCAATGCTTGCTTTAGAATCAAAAGCCGCAATCATGCGGACAAATACTGAACCAGTTTATATGCAATCAGATGTTTTTGGGTTAGTCGGTGATGAAAAGCAATTCAACATTCACACGGGGTTGTAATGAAGTTTCAAGGCTTTATCGGGCCAGCTTATTCTCTCGCCTCTTTAAATGTGGATGCTCAGCGCTGCGTGAATATGTATCCCGTGAAAATCGAATCTGGAACAGGCAAAGGTGGGCAGCAATATTATTTGAAAGCGACTCCCGGACTTTTAGAGCTTTGCACAGTCGGCAATGGGCCAATTCGACTGATTCATGTCGATTCGATCGGTCGGATTTTTGTCGTGAGTGGAAACCAACTCTATATTTTGACAGAAAGTAGTGGGACTTGGACCGCCACATTATGTGATACGAGCGGAGCGGCTGGCACTGGAGATCCTTTTGTTTTTGACACGTCAGTAGGGCCAGTCAAAGCGGCATCAATGAGTTTTGTCGGAGATGGAACGGATAGCTCAACTCTGTTTGTGGATGGCGTTAACAACTATTTGTATTATGATTCTTCTCCCGATGTCTTGGGATATTTAGATGATGGTTCAATTTTGACCTGCACTTTTGCATTTAGCACTTATGCCGACGTCACTTTCACAATATCAGATTCAAGCGATATTGTGACTTTCTTAAATAAAGTTTTGAAGTTTAATACCTACACCGGATCATCCGGAACCGGCGTCAAAATAAATCTTTCGTCATATAATTCAGCCGGTACAACTTTCATCAATATTGGTATTACAGTGGCGTCCAACACAACTTTTTCAACCGCTCAGTTGGTCGAATGGATAAACACTGGATCCGTTGCAGGCCGATCGGATGTCACGCGACAAACTTATGGTAATGTTTTATATGTTGATTATTACAATTTGTCTGCATCCGGAGGCGATGGGACATCGGTGAGAACTGTGAGCCCAACTGCAGACGTGGATTATGAAACTCTTGTGGCGGACGGAGTAGCAGGATTTGGTTATGGTCTTGTAGCTACTGCGACGCATATCCAATGGAGTGACGGCTATTTTTTGGTTAATGAAGGTGGAACAAATAAATTTTTCGTTTCAGATTTAAAATCATTTAATATAGACACTTTAGAATTTGCGTCAGCCGAAGGAAGTCCTGATTTACTTGTTGGACTAATCGTGAATCATCGCAATTTAATTTTGTTTGGAGAATTAACCACTGAAGTTTTCGTCAACACGGGCAATGGTGATTTTCCTTTTGAAAGAGTGCAAGGTGGGTTTTTAGAAATTGGATGCGTCGCTAAATATAGCATTTCAAAAGCATCTGGGACTGTTTTTTTCTTAGGCAAATCTGACATCGGACAAAGCATGGTCTACTCAATGCAGGGTTTGTCAGTTCAAAGAATTTCAAATCATGCAATTGAATATGCCTTATCGACCTATGAGGACATTTCTACTGCTACGGCATACAACTATGAGGACAATGGAGTCATTTTTTATGTTTTAAATTTTGATGAAGCGACATGGGTTTATGATGTGTCAACGGGTTCATGGCATGAAAGAGCTTATACTAATGCGGGAGTTCTTGAGCGTCATCGTGTCGAGTGTCATGCCTTTGATTCGGCAACAAAAACGCATTTAGGCGGTGATTATGAAACAAATAAAATTTATGCAATTTCGAATGATGTCTATGCCGACGATGAAGATGCAATAACACGATTAAGGGCATCACCGCATGTATCGTCTGATCTTAAGCGATTGTTTTGCAATAGTTTTCAGCTTGATATGGAAGTCGGAATTGGTCTTGATGGAGGCGTTCAAGGTTCAAGTCCTACGGTTATGTTTGATTTCTCAGATGATGGAGGCCATACCTGGTCGAGTGAATCATGGGCTTTAGCTGACAATGCAGCGGGTTCAATTGGAGAATATAAAACTAGAGTGAGATGGACGAGACTTGGAAGTTTTAGAGATAGAATTTTTCGAGTGAAAATGACCGATCCCGTGAAAACAGTTTGGATTGATGCCCAATTGGATGTCATTGCAGGTGAGTCATAATGGCTAATATAATTAGGACAATTGATGCGCCATTGACTGAAGCTATTCAAGATAACTTAGGAAATATGCCCTCGCTTTGGCAATTATTTTTTCGCGACCTAACGAAAATGATCAGAGATCTTGGACAAGAGCAAACATTTGCCCTGCAGAATGATCTAAATGCAAAGTCATTTGCGACAACCGACGTCAACACGTCAACTAGTGTCATCACCGAAACAAGTCACAATTATTATACTGGATTAGTTGGTCGATTCACGACTACAACGACGTTGCCGACAGGTCTTAGTTTATCAACTGATTATTATGTGATATCAATATCGGCTAATACTTATAAAGTAGCTTCAACTTTAGACAATGCAAACAATGGAATAGCCGTCAGTATAAGCAGTCAAGGCACTGGCACTCATACTTTCACACCGCGTGGAAATATTGACGAAATGAAATTTAATTATAAGGGAGTTAGTCAAGCCACAGTGGATTTTCTTATTCAAAGAGTAACTACTTCGACAGGTGCCACAGAACTTATAGAAAGTGGGATGTTTGTTGTTTCATACAATCCGACTAGTGCCGATTGGTCTTTGACAATGATAGGTACCCCAGGCCCAGACGATAGTGGAGTAGATTTCTCAATCGATTCGAGAGGTCAAGTTCAATATGTCTCGACTTCAATCACTGGTAATGCTTCAATTTCACGAGTTATTTGGAGAGCGCGAATTTTGTCGGCAAAACACTCGACCTATAGCCAAGTTGGTGCAATGTAATGAATGACTCTTTAGATTTAAAAGACATGGCATCTCCAATAAGTCAGGAATTATTTCCTATTGGCCACGATAATTCTATTGAAGTTCACAATGATACAATGCTGATCAGAGAAAAAATAAATCATCTTGAGTCTGAGATGATGAAGGCACCTCAACTTGAAATAAAAACAACACATTATTTTTCAAATGGTATTTATGCCAGAGAGATTTTCATCCCTAAAGGTACACTTTTGACGGGCAAGATTCATAAGACCGAACATATGAACATTTGCAGTCAAGGAGATATCTCAGTTTTAACAGAAGACGGGATAAAGAGAATCAAAGCACCATTTACAATGTCTTGTAGGCCTGGGACAAAGCGTGTCGGATACGCTCATGAGGATACTGTATGGACGACAATCCATGGGACACATGAAACTGATTTAAAAATGCTTGAAAATGAACTAATCGCAACAAATCATGATCAAGTTAAATTATTAAGTGAAAAAGAAATTCAGCAATTAAAGGAGTATTTATGTCTTGGGTAGCAACAGCCGTTGCCGGAGGCGCCGCGCTTTCTTACATTGGCGGTCAGAACGCCGCAGACACAGCGGCATCCGCTCAAAGAGATGCATCAAGTTCTGCAAATGCATTGCAACGATATATGTATGAGCAGAATCGGGCTGATCAACAACCATGGATGGATGCTGGGAAAACTGCCTTGGGCCAATTGCAAGATCCATATATGAGCAGACAATTTTCTGCGCAAGATTTTGTCAAAGATCCAGGTTATGATTTCAGAATGCAGCAAGGCCAAAGAAATTTAGAGTCATCTGCAGCGGCAAGAGGAAATTTGAACTCAGGTGCCACGTTAAAAGCGCTTCAGAGGTATGGTCAAGATTTTGCGTCGAATGAATATTCAAATGCTTATAATAGATTTAATTCCGACAGAGACCAGAGATGGAACAAATTGTCAAACTTGGCAGGTTTGGGCCAAAATGCTCAAAATCAAGTTTCTAATGCAGGACAAAGTTATGCAAACCAATTTGCTCAAAATCAAATGGAAATGGGCAATGCTCGAGCAGCGAATGCAATTTCTCAATCGAACAATATGAACAACCTTTTAGGACAAGGCATTACAGCCTATGGGTTGTATAATAGATAAAAACTCTCAAGGAGAAAACAATGCCAGGCATTGACAGTTCAATTTATTTTCAACAAAAACCGGTAGATTTTATTGGTTCCTATGAGCGCGGAATGAATATGCGCCAAATGGCTGACGAAAGAGCTTTGCGTCAACAAACATTAAAAGATGAAAAAGATTTAAAGGATGCAATGCGAGCGGGGATTATCCAAAAACCAGATGGGACTTTGGATATTAACACGGACACGACATTTGCAAGAATGGCTCAGGTAAATCCAATCAAGGCGTATGAATTCAAACAAGAAAATGAAGCAAAGATGCTTTCACAAAACAAGGCAAAAATTGAAGGTCAATTGCAAAAACTTGATTTAGGATCCCGAATTTTGTCTGGTGTAAGTGACCAAGAAAGTTTTGATAAGGCAATGGAAACTGGACAAAAGTTTGGGATGGATGTTTCTGCATTCGGAAAATACTATGACCCTGATCTAGTGAAACAATATCAGGCTATGTCCGTTTCTGCAAAAGACAAATTGAATGAACAATACAAAGCATATGATTTTGGCCTTCGTCAATCGGCACTTGGTTTGAGAGAACAAGAACTCCAGATGCGAGGTGGAGAATTACAACAAAATAGAATTGATAAACAAAAGAAAAATGCAGAAATGAGAGTTCCGGAAGCGAAACAATCCGGTCTTTATAAACTAGGACTAGAGGCAGAAAAACAATATCAAGAGGCAGTGAAAGATAAATCAAAATATGATCCAACAAACGTCGGTCAAGTGATTGACAATAGTCAGTGGGCTCCAAATTGGGCCAAAAACGACAAAGCCATTGCCGCGCAAGCTGCACAAGCTAATTGGGTTGAAGCATTTTTGCGAGATGCCTCTGGTGCCGCAATCCCTCCAAGTGAACGAATGGCCTACGCAAAAGATTTCTTTGCACAGCCAGGAGACACTCCAGAAGTTGTGGCAAACAAAGATAAATTGCGACAAATTAAACAGGAAAACGCCAGAGTCGCCGCTGGCGGTGATCGAACACTCGCTAAAGAAAAAAATAAAGACTCAAGTGAAACGAAAGAATATCAAGGGAATATTTATAAACGTGTCGGCAATAATTGGGTGAAACAATAATGAGCGACGCAGAAACTTTTAAGGTCGGTGAAGCGCCTTGGGAAAAACAGAATATTTCTGAAAAGATGGAAGCGCCTAAATCTTTTAAAGTTGGCGAAGCACCTTGGGAAACACAAATCAAAGAACAAGAACCCGAAAGACCTTGGTATTCAGTTGATCCTAAAAATCTTGGTCCTGGTTTTTTAAAAGGTTTAGAAAATATTGATAAATACACCGGCGCTCCTATTCGGAAATTTGTCACTGAAGCCGCGACGGGAAAAGACTTTGAAAAAGCTCCAACTGGTGCCGAACAAGCGAAAATGCTAGGCGCTTCCGACACTTCCTACAAAGAATCTTGGGGAGTACCGTCCTATTTAGGCGGTGATATTTCACCGGCTGATATTTATGGCGTCGCATTAGAAACTGTGCAAGATCCCTTTGTTATAGGAAGTAGTTTAAAAAAGATTGCAACAAAAGCGGCACCTTATTTTTTGAGAGAATCAGCTCCTAAAGTCATAGCCAATGTGTCAGACAGACAAGCTGCAAAATCTGCCGCCAATTCAACTTCAAAAGTGTCTGCGACAGTTTCGGGTGGGGATTTGGCAATCGAACAATCAGGGGATTTGTTTAAGTACAAAGCTCCCGAAAGTCTCGATGAACTTAGGCAATGGAACCCTCCAAAACAAACTGGACAAATGCCAGGGAAAGAACGACTGGCTGAAATAGTCCAAGTAGTCCCAGACCTTGAGACAAAGCCTTTAAAGTATCATTACTCGATGATGGAAAACCCTAAATCAATGAAAGAGTTAAAGCTACAATTTGAAAACTTGCCGACAGCGGATGCAAAAAAAATTGCGGCATACAATCAGGAAATAATAGACGAATCAGTCAGAAAAATAAATCAAACGGCTTATGACATGGCTGGCATGGACCCAAAAAGCCTTTCCGACTCTGGACATGATTTTATTTCAACTGTAAAAGAAAAATACAAAGCCGAAAAAAGTGTTTTAGGTCCATTGTTTAGTGAAGTCCAGAAAAGATCTCCTGTTTTAAATCCGCGTGATTCGCGGGACTTGATTATCTCTCTAGGAGAAAATTCGAAAATAGGAAAAGTGCTTGAACAAAGTAAAGAGACTGGCCGATTTAGTCTAGCTCCTAATAGTCCAAGAACTGGATTGTCTGACAATGAACATGGTATTTTAAAGCGTGTTATAGATGATTTAAATGATGGCATGACGTTTGAAGAAATGCAGAAGACTAGGGATTTCTTAAGAAAATCAATAGATCCAACAAATCCCGCTGCATCGGCTGAAATAGGAAAAGTTCGTTCAATAATGCTAGGCCAAATGGAAAACATGGCAGAAAATATTGACCCTCAAATAGGGAAAACATTTAAAAGCTATGCAATCAATGAAAGGGCTCTCGAAAATATAGAAAAAATAATAGGCGGCAAAATTGAAACACTTGATTCTATGTATGCTGCAAATCCTGACAAAGTAGTGAAAAAAGTCCTATCCAATCCTAATTATTCAAAAATAGTTAGTGAATACATAGGTCCTGAAAAAATGAATCAAATAATGTCCTCATTTGTTCAAAGTGGAATTAATAAGGCGACTGACTCTGCCAAAGGATTCGCTCCACATGCTTTTAAGAGTTGGTTAAAGTCTAATTTGACCATTTTAGAAGCAAATTTGCCTTTAGAATCTATTGAAAGACTTAATGCACTTGCGGACTATGGATATTATGGGAAAAGATTTCTTGATGAAGTCAACCCGTCTGGCACTGCAGCTAGCCTAAAGGCTATGTTAGAACCTGGTTCATTTGTCCAAAAAGTAAAGCAAAAAGGAATTACGGAAGCTATTGTTTCCGAAGTCACATCAAAAGCCACGTCAATGGCAAAACAAAGAAGTGCCATAAATACTGTTAACGAGATGATGGGAAAACAGCCGCTCAAAGTTGATAAGATTTTTAATAAAACAAATTCACTAGTGAACGGTGAGTTATTAGATCAAGGCGCGAAATTGCAAAAAGGTGCTGCAGTTGGAAGGCTCTTAGTCAGAGAAAAAGAAAATAAAGAAAAAGGTGAAAAGAAATGGGCTTCCGATGGCTATCAGAAATTAAATGATTTTGCAAAATCAAAGAACAATCAGGAATTAACCGATCTTTTGTCTGCCCTTGATCGAAATGACAATAAAACAAAAAAACTCCTAATTGAAGCTAGCGATTTCAAACCCGGTTCGATAGGCTTTCAAAAGATAGTTGATGAATTGAGCCGAATGAAAAAGAGAGGCAAATAATGGGCCTTTTCCTGCCAATGGTCAAAGCGAGGTTCTTCGATTCTAATGGAGATCCTCTTTCAGGAGGTCTTGTCTATACCTATCTGGCAGGTACCACGACTCCACTTGCGACTTATAGTGATCAGGAGATCACTCCAAATGCGAATCCCGTTGTCTTAGATTCCAATGGCGAAGCTGATATTATTTTAGCCGCTGCATCAACTTATAAGATTGTCCTGAAAAACTCAGTAGGTTCAACTCAATGGACCGTAGATAATGTTGCTGGCACGGGAAGCGGTTCGTCTGGAGGCGGAGGCGGTTGGAGCGCTTTCACTGAGCATGCAGTCACCGATGCGCAATCAGCTACCGATTTGTCAGGTGAAACATTTTTATCCGCCACGTATTCAGGTGTTGATTATGCTTTTGAAATCATAAGAGGCACAACAGTCAATGCAAACGGAGAATTTAGTTTGCAAAAGCAAAATGGATCATGGCGGATAGCATTAGGTCCCTACCGAGGTGACATCCATGGCGTCACGTTTGCATTATCAGGCACGACGACTCAGCAGTTAAGAGCAGCATTGAACACAGGAGCGGGAAATGGGACAATTAAACTTTCGAGAAGGCTCATTGCGGATTAGTTTAGCGATCATAGGATCGTTAATTTTTGCATTGATTGCAAGTGCTACAATCATTCCAGATGACACGACTATAGTCGGTGATTTGACAGTTCAATCGACTGATGGAATTGACGTCAATCCTGGCAGTGACGTTGACGCTGATTTGATTTCAATCGGTGTTACTGGATCTCCTAAAATAAAATGGAATGAAACTCAAGATGCTATTCAATTCATTGAGAAGTTGATTTTAGGTACAAATGCTATTCTGACAAAAACTGTCAATGGATCAGCATACACTTCAAAAATGTCTCTGGACACCGACACGACCACTGACTCAGGAGGCATTGATATCACTCGCCATGGTAGCTCCGATGCCAGCTATGGATCGATCAGTCTATTGAGAAGTCGTGGGACTCACGCCTCGGAAGCCATTGTTCAATCAGGTGATTTAATTTCGAGCATTGTGGGCCTTGGACACGATGGGGTTGACTATGAGCCAGTCGGTTCAATCGAAATGTATTCGGACGGTACTCCTGGTTCAAACGATATGCCTGGGAGAATTGATTTTAAAACAGTTCCAGATGGTTCAAGAACTTTGACGCAAGTGATGCGCATAGGTCAAAGATCCGATGTCATGATCGGCACGACCACAAGCAATTCGTCTGCAATCTTTAACGTGGAGTCAACGACAAAAGGCTCAAGGCCTTCTCCTCAAATGACGACAGTTCAAAGGGATGCAATAGGGACTCCTGTCACTGGGTTGTCAGTCTATAATACAACCTTAAACACCTATGATTTTTATAATGGCACGTCTTGGCTGAATTTACTCGATACGAGTACCTTTCAAGAATTTTCCAATAAGACAGTCAGTGGTATTTTTAAATTTGAAGAGTCGGGCGGTGGTTCGAATTATATTGGATTTCAGGCACCTGCAAGCGTGACAAGTGACGTCACTTTCACTTTGCCAGATGGAGATGGGACTTCCGGACAAGTTTTAAAAACAAATGGATCAGGAACGCTTTCTTGGTCGAATGACTCGTCAGCCGCTGTTTCTTCATCAAATGAAGTGAGCAATTTATCAATTGTTAGTTCTGTTGGTTCATCTGCTTTGACAATTGCAGTCAAAACTCAGGGCGGATCAAATGCATCTGGAGGAGATTCGATAAATATTGGTGTCCGAGATGCATCAGGCGGCTACGCGCAGAGATCGATCACGGGTGCGCTTTCCGTTGTGGTGTCCTCCGGCTCAACACTTGGCCAAACAAGTGCGGCAACGGCTAGACTATTTATTTATTTGATAGACAATGCTGGGACACTTGAACTTGCCGTGTCCCAAACACTTTACAATGACAATCAAACAATTTCGACAACTGCTGAGGGCGGAGCAGGTGCCGCCGATTCTGGCACTGTTATTTATTCCACAACAGCCCGCTCAAATGTAAATTTTAGATTGATTGGCACTTTACAAAATACTCAGACAACTGCTGGCACTTGGGCAAGTGCTGGCAGCAATCTGCGACTAGTAAACTCTACTGCTGACGCTGTGGAGCCGATTAATATTCGCTATAGCACAAATACCGCTCAGTCGATCGGCAATGCCTCCTTAACAATTATTGATTTTGAGGATAGCTCTTTCGACTCGCATACTTCGGTCACAACTGGCGCTGCGTGGCACTTCACGGCACCATTTTCTGGAACCTTCGATGTATTCGCTCAAATCATGACAACAGATACTGGAAACTTTGGTGGGACAGACTACCTTGAGCTTCGGCTACACAAGAATGGGTCAGTGACTTCTTACTCCGGATACTTAGAAGCAAATTTCACAGGCTCAACAACAAATAACTCAGTAAAAATGATCGATTCTATTAAACTGCTAGGCGGAGAATATATTGACATCCGCATGTATCAAACGTCTGGCGGATCTGTGCCGTTAATCAATGATGGAACTTACAACTTTGTGAATATTAAGAGAGTTGGAAATTAAAATGTCTTTTGATAGTTTTCTATCCTGGGGGTTCACTGCACTTTTGTCTGGATCTTTAATTTATGGAGTTAAGATTTTGCAAGACATTAAAAACTCAGTTGATGAGTTGAATGAACGCATGGCCACAATCATTGAAAAAACGGCATGGCACGAAAGAGAAATGGAAAAGATGTCTAATAGGATTTTATCATTAGAAAGCAAATTCTTTACAAATATGTCTATTAAATCAGGGGGGAATCAATGAACTCTAAATATGAAAACGTATATGAAATATTGTCCATTCCATTGGCTTTATACATGGCCTATGACAAATCAAAGTTAGACGGCAAGATTGACGTGTCTGACATTCAATATCTGATGGGACCTTTATTGAAGTTGTCAGGCGCTATTGAAGGTGCAGAATTGGCTTTAAAAGAACTGCAAGCCATCGATGCAGATTCAAAATCAAAGATGCTTCAAAGGCTATCTGCTGAATTCGATATCAGTGATGACGTTTTAGAAGGAAAAATTGAAGCTGCATCGGCTTGGATATTATCAACGGCTGAGTTAGTCGGGGTTTTAAAGAAAAATGGATGAGAAAAAGCCTATTTGGAAATCCAAGACTTTTTGGACTGCGATTGGAGTCGCGGTCCTTTCCATTGTTGAAGGACCTGTCAAAGATATCATCAAAACTCAACCGCCGATTGCGGGAAGTATTCTAGGAATTGTGATCATTGTATTAAGATTTGTCACGAGTGATGGAGTGAAATGGAAATGAGACTTTTTCTAGTCTTTCTTTTCTTAGTGTCTTGTTCTGGATTACCGAAGTCTGGTGATTCCCAGCCGGTGAAGTCATTCTTGTATGATCTGCGTTTTAAAGTCAATGATTTTTGGTTCATTGGTTTCGGTTTACCGCAAGGCAATAAAGATCATAAATACAGAATTGAAATCGAACCGCCAGGGGAAAAGATTGACCGACTTATTATCACAACATGCCATCGGCAAGACGTGATTGATAAACCTGGAAATGTTGGTTGGTTCAATAAAAGTGTGATGTATGACTATTCCAATCACGATGAATTAGAGAATTTAAGAACCTGTCCTATGCATATTTATGCATTAGAAGAAAAATCAAGACGTGTTGGATTTGGATTTATTGATTTCCAAGATGACAGACCAGAATTTGATCTTTCAATGTCTATGCAGTGCAACGGCAAAACTAGGTACTTTATAGGCCGTGGGTTTTGTCAAAGTGCTGAGGAGTTGGTCCAAAAGTTTACCTTTCCAGAAAAAGTTATTGTTACACCAGAAAGCCAAAGAGATGAGTGCAAGATATTTGATCGAAATCCCAGTGATTCGTTTGAGTTTAAAATGCCTCAAGGCCTTTGCGCTTATCAATTTGTATCGAAACGAAAGCACGCCAACGGTGAGCGCATGAGAATTCGAATTCATACCTATGGAGTGACCGACGTGCCAGTCAGATTTTAGTCTAAAGGAGAATTGATGATCCAATCGATATTGGCTTTGATTTCAAGTGTCATCGGCAATCAATCAATTGGTCGGATTCTGCTTTTAGGGATTGAATGGTTTCTCCAGAAAAATAAGACAGACAAAGAGTCGAGAGAATTGGCTGTGAGCCTGGCCATGAGTTTAAGACGTCAAGGAGTGACCGATGTCATCATGTCTTATAATTCTGACAGGGATGGGGATTTGGCGGTTGAGGAGTGGGAAAGAATAGAGAAAGAGGGGAAACTAAAAGCCTATAGCAACACGGCTACAGCATTGCCTAATGAGGACAAAAATTTCATTACCATTGAAAGAAGTTGAGGAGAAAAAATGACTCAAGCTGACGTTAACGAGATCTTAAACAATGGCCTTGCGGCCTATGCAAAAACATTTGAAGGAGTGAGAGAAGTCGGGGGAAACAACAAAGGCGAATTTGTTCGAATGTTCCAAAAAGCAGTTGATGGAAATGCGAGCGGTGAGGCGTGGTGCGCTGGGTTTTCAAGTTATTGCATCAAAACCTGGGGAAATGTCATGAAATCAGCGATTGATATTCCAGGATTCAAATATTCAAGTGCTTTGGTTTTGAGCGAATCGGTCTGCAATTTTTGGTTCAATAATCCGGTATCATTTCGAATTGAAAAACCCGAAGTTGGCTCCTTGATTTTGTGGAGGAGATGGATTGACGGCAAGGCTAGTTGGCAAGGTCACATAGGCATTGTGGTCAATATCGTCTCGGATGACGTGGTTCAAACTATTGAGGGAAATACCTCAAGTGATAATTCAAATGAGCGCGACGGCGATGGAGTTTTTCTCAAAAATCGGCATATAAAGAGAAACTATGGGAGTTTGAGGCCTTTGGGGTTTTTGAAGGTGTTTTGACCAAACTGTCAACCGACCCAAATCCTAAAGTTAAGTCGGATAATTTCGTCTGTTAAAATAACGCATTGAACAATTAAGTAATTAAATTACGTAATTTAATTACTGAATTTGAATGTTCCACGTGGAACAAATGCCGAATATCGTTGATTTTTCCCCGAATTAGGCGTACTAGTGCGCTTGATTTGAGGCAAATACGATGCAGAATTGCAACTTTGAGGTTTTCCGCTGGGCTAATCGAATCGGCTATCGAAAGGCCGTGGCCTTGTTATATGTGCGAGGAATTTCGGCGCGAGTCAGCGAATTGCTTTGTCAGGGCAAATACACCAAAAAGCCTGGGCCAATGATCAGACACCACATTCTTGATGCAATGAAAGAGTGCCCAATAAAGAAGAAAGAAACCAAAAAAGAGGAAAACCCAAATGAGTGATTTAGAAAGATTCGAGAATATCAGGCAAATTGTCGGTCGAATTGAACCGGAATTTACAGAACTTGCCAAGATCCATAACGCGGTGAATTTTAAACGAGAGGCATCTTTTGCACTCGATATTTTAAAAGGCAATTCCTATATGGCATCGGTCGCCATGGGCGATCAGGATAGCTTCAAACGAGCGATTATCAATGTCGCAGCTATCGGCCTAAGCCTAAGTCCTGTCTCGAAGCTTGCCTATCTCGTCCCAAGGGGAAAGAAAATCTGTCTGGACATTTCATGTCGTGGCTATATCCAATTGGCGGTTGATATCGGAGCGGTGAAATGGGTTAAAGCAGAATTGGTCAAAGAACTAGACGTTTTCGAATATCAGGGGATGGGCAAAGAACCCTTGCATCGCTTCAATCCGTTCAAAGAGAGAGGTCCCACTCTAGGCGCTTATTGTGTCGCTAAAACTCATGATGAGGAGTTTATCGTTGAAATGATGTCGATCGAAGAAATCTATTCGATCAGAGACCGGTCTGAGGCTTGGAAATCCTATGAGAAAGACAAATCGAAAAGGAATCCCTGGGTGACAGACGAAAGTGAGATGATCAAAAAAACCGTGATAAAAAGAGGTTATAAGTCTTGGCCTATGACCGATACGCGTCAAAGATTTGAAAAGGCCATTGATGTCTCAAACGAAACGGACGTCATTGAGTTGAATCAAACTGTTAAGACATTGGATTCTGGCGCTTTGAAAAAGGCTAGGTCTTTGCTAGCTCAACTAGACAAAAGTGAAGAACAGTTTATGGAACATGCGGTGAGAGTTTTTAAAAGAAACGTGAAAACCCTTGATGATTTGACCAATCAGGAAATCAATCAGGCAATTTCTA